CCGGAACCCGAGCGATGATGAGAAAATGTGAAAACATCTTTTTCGCTGTGGCTAGTACAAGGTCCGACACTTAACTGAAATTAAGCACAATGAAAACGTCCAGCATAAATACTGGATAAAAATTATGTACTATATAAAATCAATATAAATGCTGACAGTATGAACTTAAACATACCGTTCTGCGGGCTTTCGCAGAGTTACGATCTTCTCTATGACACAGGACGTGTCAATTCTAAGAAGAAAGGAGGTGCTCCGATGAAACAGGAGACTTGGAAATCTTCGGCTGCGGCAACATAAGTGCTGTAGGAGGGATTCTCCCATAGGCGACTATGAGTGTTGAACCGCACCGAAGTTTGGAATTTCATCTTGTGAGATGGCATCCAAGGAAAAGAGCCTTGTTCGCTAAAATCAGCGCGACGTCGGCCGGGGGCAAATCTGTACTCGGAATAATAAGGAACCTCGTAGCTTAGATTTGGATTGACAGCTGTGTTAGCAATCGTTGCACCCTCTTGTCCAGTTGCGTCCTTCAAAACATTAAGAGTGTCTTTTGCATACCCATATGTGCCAGGGGTAGTAGTGTAAGTTTGAGTCTGGTCGATCATATTACACGGTGTATAACGAGTCGCAGTATAGAGAAGATTATTCTCACAACATGAGATTGTAGACAAATCAGTCATATAACGGACACCACCACGCCAACCAACAAAGGCTGACGTGAGATACCGCAATGGTGTCATATATCCCAAAGCATATCGCTTACCACTCGTCAAAGTGTAAGGCACGGGATTTGTTGAAACACCCCTATTTGTATAACCGGGCTCAAACGGTAGGGCATGTCTCTGTGTGGTAAAAGACATACCGGTTTTGTCTTTGAGGAACTCAGCAACGCGAGCTATGCTGATCTGCTCGTGCAAGGAGTACCTCTTGATGAGTTGTCGGAAGGAACGAATAGACTCACCATAATGAACCAAAGTGGCATCATCATTAAGACTGGTTTTGGGACCAACGCTGACTGTGGTCTCCAACTCAGGAGAATCCTGATTTTCATCCTGAACTGCACCTGTAACTTCTTCAGCACTATTTGGTAAAAGTGGAGAGGAGTTGGGCTCGAGGTCGTTCTTGAAATCCTCTGGATGTCCCTTCAAGGACGTTGGAACTACTGCTTGGTCAGGTGTTAGTAGGCGGAAATTAGAAATGATCTCACCACTAGGTACGGCAACTTCAAAGTCGTCACCAGCACTGACAAACACATTGACAGTGATGTCATTGTTCACAGTACTATTTGGGACAGCCAACTCAGTCACAACATACACGGCAATAGTTCCATTACCGAAATCATCAAGAGGAGAATAGTAAGGAAGCTGTGTGGTGTCGTACATATCTATTGGCAACTGAATCATAGGGGGATGGTTTCGAAAAGAAGTAGCTTGACCCCAACCAACTTCGTAAGTAAAATCCGTTGTTTCGCGGAAATCAATCACAGAGGTGTAATTAGTATTGTAGGGGTTGCTCGTTCCAACAGAATCACCAAAGGTACCAGTAGGGTCATACACAATTTTGATACGACCACGATGATAGGCACTACACATAATCTGGAAACGATACTTCATCGAACCTCTCCACTGTTTAAATGGATAAGATGCAAAAGCACATGCAGGAGAATGGATCAAAGTCGAATTCCCAGTACCAGAAACACGGTAAACTTGGGGATCAACAATACAATTCCACAACAATTGCTCAGCAGTGTTGGAAGGTGAAATATTGAACGAAGTCAAGTATGATTCTGTACCAGCAATCCTCTTGATTTCCATCTCATCACAAGATTCCCCACCGAAAATGCACGGATCGATGGAGAGTTCTTGTTTCACATCGAGTGACAGTTTATGACAATCGTCATCTTGATTACACGTTGCCATAGAGCCTTTGATTGTTGGTCGAAAAAGACCCGTCTTAATAAGCGCGGGCCTCGAATAACCAAACAAAGAAGCAACTTTGGCGAGTGCACCAGCACCAATTTGGGTCGCAAGTGCATAAGGTTTCAAGAACGGGATTGATGTCATTGAACCAGCAGCAGCAGCAACTGCCGAAGCAGGACGACTGATAGGTCCACTGGAATACTCACTGGCATTAGGCATCATGTCCTGATAAAGACCATCCGTTGCACTAGCTACCCGCATGGGTCGAGCAACAGGAAGATCAGGATTGAGAGCTTTCTCGTAAGGAGTTCTCTTGGTTGCCCTAGATACACCGTAAGGTTCGACATGGATAGGCAGGTGAGCAGTAGGAACATCCAACTTGACATCTGAGGCCCAAGCATACACGCTCAGGGTAACTGGGTCAACAGCACCATTGGCATGCTTAAAAGGCACAAGAGTTCGAATGGAAAGACCACCCATGTCAATAAAATCGTCGAGACTACTTATGTCAATGGAATTTTTATTCCAAAAGAAAGGGCAAACGATCTCACCACCCTTATTATCGCAGGGGTTAAGATAAACATGGGGACGTTGACTAAGTGCGACAAAATCGTCAACAGACCCTGAATTATAAGTAAGTTCATCCTGGCCCGCCATAGGATTGTAAGAGCAGAGGACGCGTCCATAATGAAACGGACTACCATTAATGACAAATTTCAAATGGAGTTTGGCCTGCAACAACTTGAAATTTGACATTCTTCTGACAGTATAAGTGGAACTGAAGAACAGATCCCAAGGGAAAATGACTTCGTTCAAATTAATACCGACAGGCACATCGTAGTGCTTAAGTAGCACAGGGCGGGATAAGAAATCACCCAGACTAGTGTCATCGATGTGTGTTGAATCACGGAGTGTATCAGTCCTTCCAGATAGAGAGGATATAAAGCCAGCGGTTTCATCCATGAATCCAACAGTTTCGGCTTGCGTAGAAGAGGCAAGCTCACCCGAGTTAGGAACTAGGGTCGTACTATCTAGTACTAACGATTTTTCGATGTTCGCTGCATCACAAGGTATGGATCTATTTTCTTGCGGGTCCAAGTACGCTAAAGTATTAAAAGGAGGGTTATAGAATACAACATATATTTCACATATTATTTTACAATTGTCTAGTTCTACATTTACAAAAACTTCTTAACGATAATTCTCGAGCCAGTGGGCAGCTCGTTCGTCGAAGGTAATTTCCACTGCGTTGAGTTTCATGTCAGCGCGCTCGCAAACAGTGCGCATTTGTTGCTGACGCATTTCAAAAACGGATCTACCATGGGCAAACCACTCATGCATCGCACCAACAATAGCGCTGGCAGAAACTTCTCTTCTGGTAGCAACTTTCGATTCAAGATTTGAATGAAGTGACTTGAAGATAGAATCCTCAACCAACTTGCCGAGTCTAGCATCAATCTCGGGGATATAATTACTAGTTCGTTTGAGGAAATCAAGGTCCTTACGAGGGATGAAGTCACAAACGACATCACTCTTATCAGGCAAGGTTATCTTGATTCCATGAGAAGCGAAAAACTCCTTGACAGTCCGGAAATTAAATTCACGGGCGTCATGGTGCACGCTCCCAGCAAGATCGTCACCGTAGGTCATGATTGCAACACTGTCTCGGAATACATATTCCAAGCCAATGATATTATCAAAAGCCAAACGATTGAGAATACTATTGCCCAACCCATTGATATCGACGGTACAATTGTGTCCTGATGTGTTCACTGAAGTGAACGACACAAGTGTACCATTATAGTCGATTACAGGGTGGACTATATCAGTCACCATGGCCTTCATGATCGATAGGTCATAGGAAGAATAGGTGCCGCTGGCTTCCGCTATATTGATGAGCGTAAGCCAAGAGGCAGTTGTTAGTTGGGAACTAAGCCGAGTATCATATTTACTATAATCCCACCCGACAAAAAGATCGTCGTCGGAAAAGGTTTCAAC